CCGCTCATACGCACAAAACTGCAAAGACATTTATAAAAGCAATGCTACTTGCTTGTTTAGAGTCAGAGAAATTAATAAAGAAATATATGCCTAAGCAATATGAATTACAAAAAAAGATTATTGAGGAAAGCACTTTAAAAATATACAGATTTGGAAACTTGTTTACCAGTAGTATATCTAACTTAAATATCTCAGCCCCTTTTCACCAGGATAGAGGCAATTTAAAAGACACAGTCAATGTCATAATCACAAAGCGTAAAGGAACAAAGGGGGGTAGCCTTAGTGTTCCTGATTATGGTGAGGTGTTTGAGCAAAGCGACAATAGTATATTAGTATACCCTGCTTGGAGAAATATACACGGAGTAACAAAAATTATACAAGAAGATAAAGATTCATACAGAAATAGTTTAATCTTTTACCCATTAAGAGGGTTTCATAAAAAATAAAATAAATTTAATAAAATGAGCAAAAAAGAACACATAAAGAAAAAAATGTTAATAGAGAGTTTAGAGAACTCATTAGGAATAGTATCTACAGCTTGTAATAAAGCAAATATAAGTAGGTCAAGTTTCTATAAATGGTATAAAGAAGATGAGGATTTTAAAAACAAAGTAGATGAAATTGATAATGTAAAATTAGACTTTGTTGAAAGCCAATTATTTAAGAACATACAAAACCAAAAGGAAAGAAGTATAATATTTTACTTACAACACAAAGGTCATAAAAGGGGTTATATACATAGACAAGATATTAACCTTACTTCTAATGAAGAAAAAATAAATAAGATAGAAATTGAAATCATTAAATCTAAAGGGAACAGTAGTTCTTCAGAAGAATCTTAATGCGACCACCAGAATAGTAGTAAATCAAGGTGGAACTAGAAGCAGTAAGACTTATTCTTTAGCACAGTTAATAATCCTGAAAGCCCTACAGGAACAAGGTAAGGTATATACAATATGTAGGAAAACACTACCTGCCTTAAAAGGAACAGCCTATCGTGATGTAATGTCAATTCTTGAAGAACACAATTTATATAACCCTGACAATCATAATAAGTCAGAACTAACCTACAGGCTTAATAATAATGAAATAGAGTTCATATCTGTTGATATGCCTCAGAAGATTAGAGGGCGTAAGAGAAATGTATTATGGCTTAATGAGGCTAATGAGTTTAGCTTTGAAGATTGGGTACAGCTATCATTAAGAACAACAGAAAATATCTATTTAGACTTTAACCCTTCAGACCCATATAGTTGGATATATGATAATGTAATGAACAGAGAAGATTGCACTTTCATTAAATCTACTTATTTAGATAATCCTTTTTTACCTGATGAAACAATAAAGGAAATAGAAAGGTTAAAAAAGCTAGATAGTAACTATTGGCAGATATACGGACTAGGTGATATGGCACAGCCTACAGAAACTATATTTAGACAATTTGAGATATGTAACAATATACCAACAGAAGCTACTCTAATTGCTTTAGGTTTAGATTGGGGGTATAGTAATGATCCAACTGCAATAGCAGAAGTATATAAGCTAAATGATGATTTATATATTAATGAATTGTTATATGCTAAAGGTTTAACAAATCAAGACATAGCACAAAGGCTAAGGGAATTAGATATAACAAGACAGACAGAAATTATTGCCGATTCAGCAGAGCCTAAGTCAATAGAAGAACTGCATAGACAAAATTTTAATGTAAAAGGGGCTAAGAAGGGTGCTGATAGTGTTAATATGGGAATAGATGTTTTAAGGCGATTTAAACTACATATTACAAAGAATAGTGTAAATGCCTTGAATGAGTTTAAATACTACAAATGGCTCACGGATAAGAACGGACACATAGTAAATAAACCAGCCACTAACCAGCAAGACCACTTAATAGATGCTGTTAGATATGTTGCTTTAAATAAGCTAATGACTAACCATAGTGGCAAATACTATATTTTATAAACGATTATTAACAAATTATATATACTATTAAAATGGGAGAAATAAAAAAGACAGTAGAAGTTCCTAATGACTGGAGTGGTATTTCAATAAGAATGTACCAAAGGTTTGAGGGTTTAAAAAGAAAGAAGCTAAATAAAGAAGATTTTAATATTGAATTATTAGCTATTGTTTGTGGGATAGATAATGAGATGGCAAAAATGATGGAGGTCAGAAGCCTTAATAAAGTTTTGAAGTCTTTAAGGTTTTTAGAAAAAGAACCTGAAACAGAGGGTTTGCAAAAAAGAGTAGAATGGAATGGTACAACTTATGGCTTTATTCCTAATCTTAGTGAGATAACGATGGGAGAGTATGTGGATATTGAAGGACACTGTAAACAAGCTCATAAGAATCTACATAAGATTATGAGCATACTATATAGACCTATTGTTAAGGAAACTAAAACAAGGTATAGCATAGAGCCTTATAGCCCAAGTGAAGAAATAGAGGAGTCCTTTTTGGACTTTCCAATACTTCCCTCAATGTCAGCATTGAGTTTTTTTTTTCATTTAGGGATAAAACTACCAATAGCTTCCGTCAGATATTCGAGGGGGGAGAGGGAGAGGTTGAGGAGAAAAGCTTAACTGGTAAATGGGGATGGTATAATATAATCTTTGCGTTAGCAAATGAGGACATTACAAAAATAAAAGAAGTAACAGAATTAGAGTTGTATTTAGTATTGACCTATTTATGTTACCAACAAGATAAACAAAGTACAAAGAAAAATAACTATGGTGACTTTCAAAAACGTAATTGATGATTTTAGTGATATAGCTACTAATCATTATTTAATAAACTCTTTTCATTCAGGCTTCTTAGATGAG